ATATACTGACTGTTCGTAAAACAATTACAACTATTATTAGAAATTTGCTCCCTGCCAATTTAATTGATGATAGTACTGAATTTTTTATCAATCCTACTGGTAGGTTTGTTATTGGTGGCCCCGATGGTGATACTGGTCTAACAGGCCGCAAAATTATTGTAGATACTTACGGAGGTTCTTGCCCGCATGGTGGAGGTGCTTTCAGTGGCAAGGATCCTACCAAAGTAGACCGTAGTGCTGCTTACTTGACACGTTGGATCGCTAAGAATATTGTAGCTGGTGGGTATGCTGATTGGGCCACGGTTCAAATCAGCTATGCAATTGGTGTTGCACAGCCAATGAGCTTTTATATTGAAAGCAATGGTGATAGTAGGAAGTTGACAAAGACAGTTGAAGATTTAGTTGACTTGACACCAAAGGGTATTATTGACCGCTTTGACCTATTCCGTCCCATCTATAGTAGTACTACAAATTACGGCCACTTTGGTAAAGATTACCTACCGTGGGAAAAGATTAACTTATTTTAAGGAACAGTATGGATTACAAAGTATCAGACATTAGTCTTGCGCCATGGGGTCGCAAAGAGATTGAGATTGCCGAACATGAGATGCCTGGACTTATTGCATTACGCAATCAGTATCTTGATAGTCAACCACTGAAAGGTGCTCGCATTGCAGGTAGCCTGCACATGACAATTCAAACTGCTGTTTTAATCGAAACACTAGTACAGTTGGGTGCAAGTGTGCGTTGGAGTAGTTGTAATATTTTCTCTACACAAGATCAAGCAGCGGCTGCAATGGCAGCGGCTGGTATTCCTGTTTTTGCTTGGAAAGGCGAAACCGAAGAAGAGTACTGGTGGTGTATCGAACAAACGATGTCTGGACCAGATGGTTGGTTACCAAACATGTTGCTTGATGACGGTCATGACTTGACTGGATATGTGCATGATAAGCATCCAGAATTGTTGGATGCTATTGTTGGTGTATCCGAAGAAACAACAACTGGTATTCATAAACTTATCGAGCGTATTGCTGCCGGCACGTTAAAATTGCCTGCAATCAATGTAAACGATTCTGTAACAAAAACTAAATTTGACAACAAGTACGGTTGCCGCGAATCGTTAGTTGATGCACTTAAACGTGCAACTGATGTTATGATTGCTGGTAAGGTAGCAGTGGTATGTGGCTATGGTGATGTGGGCAAAGGTTCTGCAGAGAGTTTACGTGGACTTAACGCTCAGGTATGGGTCACTGAAGTTGATCCAATTTGTGCGTTGCAAGCCGCAATGGATGGATATCGTGTTGTTACAATGGATTGGGCATGTCAGCATGCTGACATTTTTGTAACTGCTACTGGCAATGTTGACGTTATTACCAAGCACCACATGCTTCAAATGAAGCACAATGCTATCGTGTGTAACATTGGACACTTTGATTCTGAAATTGACATTGCAAGTTTATCAGATGCAACATGGACCGAAGTTAAGCCGCAAGTTGATTTGGTTAAATTGAGTAATGGTCGACAAATTATTATCTTAGCACGGGGTCGACTTGTGAATTTGGGTTGTGCAACAGGGCACCCAAGTTTTGTAATGAGTAATAGTTTTACCAATCAAGTTCTAGCGCAACTAGAATTGTGGCAAAATACTGCAAACTATGCTCGCGGAGAAATGTACAACCTACCACGCAAACTAGACGAACGTGTTGCTGAATTACATTTAGCACACGTTGGCGCACAGTTGACTACATTGACAGAAAAGCAAGCAAACTATATTGGTGTCACTGTCAGTGGGCCGTTTAAGCCCGAGACATACAGATATTAAAATGTACGGTACAGGATATACAGGAGGAAATCCAATGAAAGCGCAAACACCTGCACAAGGTATTAGTATTGAGAAAGACTTTGGCGATGCTCGAGTCTTCAACGTTGAGTGTGATTGCACATCTGATGATCATGCAGCTAAAATGTGGATTGAAGTTCAACGTGATCGAGACATTCCCGACGTTGAAGTAAGTTTCTATGTAACAACATGGACTCCTGTATGGCGAGGTTGGGGGCAACGGTTGGGCGCAGTTTATGATATCTTGTTTAAAGGTGTTCATAAGCAGGAGCATCATATGTTACTTGACAAACAAAGTGCATTAAACTTTGCCAATGCTATTGAAAGCACTGTTAAAGAACTTGAGGCGGCGCACACTCTGTAACCAGAGTTGATATATAATATGGCAACTTGGTCTCACTTTTGTAAAGTAAATGGAAAACTTGTAACTATGCAATCCGAAGAATTACCTTGCAGTCTATGTAAAGCCACGTACAGCGACGAAGTTGAACAACGTAGTAGGCTTGTACCCGAACTACCGCAGTATAGAGATAAACAAATCCCTATGCTTTTTAAGGCATTTAAGAATAAACAATGAATGATGATCATGCAAATTTAACAAATCCATGCGTTGGTATCTGTGTATCGGATGAAACCGGAATGTGCATTGGTTGCTATCGTACACAAGATGAACGAAGCAACTGGTACATTGAATCAACAGAGTGGCGGGAAACGGTACTAACTGATTTACCCAAAAGAGAAGAAGCTATATTTGGACGAGGCAGCTAAAATGTTTGAATTTATTAAGAAGATTTTTAAAAAGAAGCAGACCGCAAAATCAATGCGGAACAGTTCTGAGCCGTGGGTTAATGTAGTACAGGCTCATTTGGCACCGGACAATCCCAAGCAAGGATACTTTGAGTTAGAATGGAATCCGGCCTTTGTACATTTCCTTCAACGTGGTGGTTACCAAGGTGCTTCACCCGAAGAAATTGTGGACCAATGGTTCACTGATATGTGCCGCAACGTAAGCATGGATAGTGATGCTGAAACTTCGTTTGTTGCCGATGCAGGCCGTATGCAAACAAACAATCGTACTCGCAATCAATGAAGGTAAGCTCTGTTAATTTAGTGCCAGGCACTCGTGTACCCGACGAGGATCGTATTCCTATCAATAGGATCGCACTAAGTTTGCGCAACCAATGTATCCGTAATGCCGACATCACTGACGAAATTCGTAATAACTATGCAGCATTACAGACTAATGTCATTACAAAATTCCCGCAAGACTTTGTGACAGTAGTAAATGGTGGTGTAGTTGGTGATCGACATTTTGCTGCTGATTGGATTACAAAAATTGACAACAATTGGTTTAATGCTTCCACTTATGCACAAGTTAGCATCTTAACTAAAGAACGTTACACCGAACTAAACACAATTTATAAAAAAGATGTGCAGGCTGGACAATTTGGAGAAAATATTCAAATTGAAGGTTCTACTCCATTGGAAGAAATGTGCGCTGGCACTGTATTGCAGTTTGGTGATATTGCACAAATTAAAATAACACACCTTAGAACATCATGTTTTAAATTTATAAATGTACTGTATCCGACAGTAGAAGAATATTTCCATTGGAGAAAGAATGTTTCCCATGGCGAAGTTTCACGTATTGGTGTTCTTGGACAAGTGGTCCAACCTGGTATTATACGACCAAATGATCCTATTAAAGTAATCCATATACCAGACCAGTTTGTCAAACTTGGCTATATGAAAAGACCAAATGGGGTAATGGAGTTAACAGCGTGTGCGCCGCCTTGGGATCAGACAAGCAACGAAAAAAATGCTTGACAGACTGGCAGTCTAGTGCTATAATTGTAACATGACATATTTAATCGTTGATGCCGCAAACTTGTTCTTCCGTGCCCGCCATGTGATCCGTTCTGGTGATCCTGAAGAGCGTGTTGCAATGAGCTACCATATTATTCTTGCTTCGGTCCTGCGTCAGTGGCGCGAACGTCAGGGCAAGCATGTTGTATTCTGTTTCGAAGGCCGAAGCTGGCGCAAGGATGCTTACAAGCCTTACAAGGCCAATCGTGCAGAAGGTCGTGCAAAGCATACTCCTAAGGAAGCAGAAGAAGAAAAACTGTTCTGGGAATCGTTTGACAAGTTCTACGAATACATCAGTACCCGAACCAATGTGACTGTTCTTAAGAATTCTGTATGCGAAGCTGACGACTTTATTGCACGTTGGATTCAGTTGCACAAAGATTCAAATCATATTATTGTTTCAAGTGACACCGACTTTGAACAACTGATTGCGCCAAACGTTCAGTTGTTCAATGGTATCAGTGGTGTGCTTACTACACACGAAGGCTACTTTGATGAAAAAGGTAAGCCAGTTAAAGACAAGAAAACAAAAGAAGTAAAGCCAGCACCGGAACCCGAATGGTTGCTGTTTGAAAAATGTATGCGCGGCGATACTAGCGACAACGTGTTTTCAGCATTTCCCGGTGTGCGTACTGTTGGCACCAAAAACAAAGTTGGACTCCGAGAAGCCTTTGCTGATCGACATAACAAAGGCTTCATGTGGAACAATCTGCTACTGCAACGTTGGACCGACCACGAAGGTGTCGAGCATCTAGTGCGTGACGATTATGAGCGTAATAAGGCTATAATTGACTTGACTGCACAGCCCGATCATATCAAAGCAGAGCTAGATACAACAATTGCCGAAGCAGTACAAAAAGAGCGTAATCCAAGCGTAGGACCACATTTTATGAAGTTCTGTGGTAAGTACAATTTACAGAAGTCCTCAGATAATGCTCAACAACACACTGAATGGCTGGCGGCCAGCTACAATTAAAATAGGGATCATTTCCCTAATAGCGTTCTGCATTGCATTTTTTGCATGGCCGGTTAATGCAGAAGTCTTTAAGCTAGAATCCCAATGGACATGCGGTGAAACGCTGGCTCTTGGAAAAGAGCTACAGGGCGCAGGTGAGCAGATTATTGGGACCGGTAAAATAGATGGTGTTGTAATCATGACAATTTGGGTTAACACAACCACTCGTTCATGGACCATGGTAGCTACACCTGTTGCTACGCCCGATACAAGTTGTATTATAATTCATGGTGATAACTTTAAACCAATCTCTCCGGGTGTAACTGTGTAACTGGGCCATTAACTACCTACTTTTGATAAATAAAAGTATGAGTAGACCAAAGCCCAACATCCTGTTAACATATACAAACCCAAGAACTTACAAGAGCGAAGAAGTACTTGCGGCTGATGCAATATATGCTGTCTTTTACAAAGATAAGCCAATCAATCTTCGCACACTGAATAGCTTAATCAGCTATCCGGGACCAAAATATAAAAAGGTGAGTTTCTCTAATCCGGGACATGCATTTAACTTAGCCGACAAAATGAACAAGTTGTTCAAGGTCAATGACTTTAGTGTTGTTGAGTTAAAACAAGGTCGCAAAATCAATGAGTCAGGAACTAGCTACAAAGATAACTGAGTATCTGGCTCAGTATCCCTTACCTCACATTTGGGAAAATACCAAGATAACAGAGTACACTGTTTTTAAAAACTACCAACCGGGCAAGCAAAAAGGTCTACGCTTGACCACATTTGGTTGGGAATTAATGAGGCCACATTTTAGGTATTGGTCGTACCAATGTAAACCTGGATGGAGCCCCAAGCCTGGGCACTTAATAGGACTAGAGCAACATCTCGATTGGCCTTACTATCACGGTGCTGGTTACTTCAGAATCTTTGGTGAACAGGATGCAATGGAAATCCGCCTAGTCAACGATGATATCATTTTGTGGCTAGACGGACTAAGCAGACGTGCGCAAGGAAAAGGTTAGAGATTACCCCCTAATCCAGACTGCACTAAAGTAGTTCTTAACGTTTTGCGTCCAACCACTATTTGGAATCGGCATAGTGTTCCATGAGTTTGCAGGAGCATTAGTATTATATCCTAATTTAACCTGTATTGTATCACCTGCATTTAAATAAACCAGCGTACTCAGGCTCGAAGTTGAAATTACACCAGCGGCTTGACCGTTAACTATCACACCTTTAAGGTCGATAAAAGGTCCAGCTGAAATTTGAGTTGAATTTTGAAATAATATAATTGCGGCAGCTCCATAATAATTTTGTAAAACAGACAAGGAGGCTGGCAATACTATTGCTCCTGCTGAAACTTGATAATATCCAGCCTTAGGTGTCGTGAACACTCCGGATTGATTATTGTATCCTCCTGTGTTTTTAACAGCATTGTTGAACACTAAATTTAAATATCCAATTGCGAGCACTGGTGATGATGGGGTAGTTAAATACTGGCCAATGGTTTGATTTGCAACAAATGCTGGGCCAGCTGTAGCGGCCGCACCTGACACGCCTTGTGGACCAATTTCGCCTTTAGGTCCGATAATACCTTGGATACCTTTTACTCCTTGTACGCCTTGTGGTCCTGTTTCGCCTTTGGGGCCTACTGGTCCAGTCTGACCGTTAGGGCCTTGTTTTCCTTGTGGACCTTCTGGTGCATCTGGTATATTGATTGTTACTTGTGGCATATTAGCCTCCTATGTTGTTACTTGTATTTACAAAATTCCCGGAGAATCCGGTAACTTCTCCAAACTGCATAAATATTTGTATGCAGAATTGGCAACCATATGTTCAAGCAGGATGGGAATTAGTGTCCGAAGCACAAGGTGTTAGCAAAACATATTTGCAGCCCGATGTTGAAGCATTCTTAGTTCATACTATAGCACGGACATTTGAACGCACTGATATATGGGATGAACCAATTGCCATCAAACTGCTTACTGCACAAAATAAACCCGGCTTAACCAAACGCATTGACCTTCGAAGTGTAGGTGAAGAATGCTTGCTAATTGATGCTTGGCAACTGAAACAAGCCCGTTGGCCCACTGCCAAATACTTTGCAGACATGGGTGAAATTGCATTTGGCATGGCCAGTATTGCAACCACTCCAGTGGATTTACTGCTAGAATTAGCCAGTATAAACTTTGGTCGCATGAGTCAAGTACTAAGACACGCAAGAGACCTAGCAAACCGCTAAAAGTTGCTAAAATACAACACTTTTTTCACAAAAAAGAGCCAAAAACAGGTTGACTTCTGGCTCAAACAGCCATATAATAGTAACACTATGAAACGGAACACAATCATTTTGAAGCTAGAGCGTACCAAGCGTAGAGCTATTGAGCTGTACCATGCTGACAGCCCTTTTCGGGCCAAAGTTGTGGAAAGCAAAAAAGTCTACAAAAGACGCGAAAAGAATCAAAAACAGGTTGACAAGGATCTGGATCAGTAGTATAATTGAAACTGTTGCGGGATAGTCCTGTAACAAAACACACTCAACACACAAATTGGAGTTTTTATATGTCTAAAGTTCTTTCGCAAACCCCCGAAGCTATCCGTAAACGTGCCGCTCGTGCTCGCATTGCAGGCGTCATGGAAATGGTAGTTATTGCTCCAGCGGCTGTTGCCCCGGCTGTAATTGAAGCTGCTATTGAATCCCTTACTGCTGAAAAGGTTTTTACCTTTGTTGGCTATGGCGTCGATCCCAAAGGTCGCGGTGCAATTCGTTACACTAACGACAAGCGCCGTACCGGCACGCTGATTCGTGGCAAGTTTACTGACGTCAAGTTCGTGGCATTGCCCCGTCCGATGTCTAAAGAAGAAATCCTTGCAAGCGAATTCATCGCGCAAGTTATGCCAGCACAAGAACAGGCTGTAGCATAAAAACAACAAGGCATTTAGTTGTTGACAAGTGCAACTAAATGCCTTATAATACATACATGTTCAATAAATCCTAAGTAGGAAACGCTATGGCAAATCAAGTAGAAACCCGTACAGTTAAGATCAGCGAATGCAAACCAATTCTGCGCCGCGCTGTTGCAAAACGCCGTCCAGTATTCGTTTGGGGTCCTCCCGGCGTAGGTAAGTCTGATATGGTGAACCAAGTTGCCGCAGAATGGCCCAACTCTGCAGTCGTAGACTTGCGTATGGCTTTGATGGATCCTACTGACATTAAGGGTGTTCCTTATTACAGTGCCGGCGACAATACTATGAAGTGGGCTACTCCTAGCGAATTGCCAACTGAAGAATTTGCCAAACAACACGATGTGGTGTTCTTGTTCTTGGACGAATTGAACAGTGCTCCTCCTGCTGTGCAGGCAGCGGCTTACCAGTTGATTCTGAACCGCAAAGTTGGACAGTATAAATTGCCCGACAATGTGATTATGATTGCTGCCGGTAACCGAATGGGCGATAAAGGTGTTACGTACCGTATGCCAAGCCCACTGGCTAACCGCTTCATGCACTTGGAAATCCGTGTGGACTTTGAAGATTGGGAACAGTGGGCTATCATGAACGAGATCCATCCACACGTGGTTGGCTTCTTGAAGCAGTTCAAAGGTGACTTGTACAACTTTGATCCTACGCAACACGATCGCGCTTTCAGTACTCCACGTACCTGGAGCTTTGTTAGCGACATGATTGATGACGACATGCCAGACAGTGCTAACACAGACATGGTGTCGGGCTTGGTTGGTGAAGGTATGGCAATTAAGTTCATGGCACACCGCAAGCATGCCGCAGACTTGCCAGATCCTGCAGATGTGTTGAGCGGCAAAGTTACCACCTTCAAAAGCAAGGAAGTATCTGCTGCCTACGCTCTGGTTACCAGCTTGAGCTACGAACTTCGTACACGTTACGAAGCAGGCAAGCGAGCAGGTAAGTTGGACGAGTTCAACAAGAACGCCGACAACTGGCTTGGCTTTATGATGGCGAACTTTGAACCAGAAATGGTTATCATGGGTGCTCATACAGTGTTGAAGTCTTACAAGGTAGTTTTTGATCGTAAGAAAATGACTAACTTCCCAGAGTTCTTCAAGCGTTACGCTAATCTGCTTACAGATGAGTGATAGACCCCGGACTGTTGAAATAGCAGAAATGCTATACGGTCCGGACTATAAAACAGTTTGGACGGACCAGCCCCCTACCCCATCTGATGTTAGCGAATGGCTTCGTGAACAAAGGAAAGGCTGGTCCGTTCGAATTCTTGATCGTGCTACTTCAATCAACGAAATTACCAAGTGGGCTCGCGAACAAGGTCTTAAGCGCATGGATTGGGACTTTATTCCAAAAAAGAACATATGGTTTAGAGAACCAGAAGTTGCTATGCTGTGGGACTTAATGTGTAGTCAAAAAACAACAGAAAATAGCCCAAAAAACGGTTGACAAACGGTCCAAATCGCAGTATAATAGATACATACAGTAAGAAATTTAGGAAACACAATGTCAAAGATGCCCGCAAGAGATCGCTTAATTAAGAGCCGTGTTAGCATGTTGCTCAAATATCCGTTCTGGGGACCTTTGGCGGCTCGTCTAAAATTGGAA